CCGGCAGACCACCATCGAAGATTGCACTAAAGTCCGTCTTGACCTGTTCCCATTCTTCGCTTATCTCGACCTTGATCTGATCCCATGCGCCCTGCACGACGCCAACCAGCAAGTTGTCAAGATATCCGGCGGCCGCGTCCGTGAGATTCCGCTGGCTGCCGTATGCCTGATTCAGGGCCGGTTCGCCGCCCCCACCCCCGCCGCTCGATTCGGCCATGCCACCGAACAACGCTTCGACCAGCTTTGCGCCAATATTTCGGCCCTGCTCCCGGCCCGTTGCATAGACATCTGCGAGCGTCGAGTCCGAGACGGTCCACAACTCATTGATTGCGCTCTTGACCTCGGACCAGAATGCCGATTCATCGAGTTCTGCCTCGAAGTTGTCGATGCCGAGTTTGACGGCTTCGACCAGATCAACCACGCCACCACTGACCGAGGTCCAGGCATCCTGTGACCATTGTTCGATGTAGGGCCAGATGTCGGACACAATCCCTTTGGCCCATGAGCCGATGTTGACCACAACACCCCAGAGGGTGCTGACGGCGTCGGTCACGGTGCCAATGGCTTCCGTGGCCCACATGGCGACATATGGCCCCAGGTCGGAGACGATGCCCTTTGCCCAGCTGCCGATATTCACCAACACGTTCCAGAGCGTGCTGACGGCCCCGGTGGCCGCGCCGATCGCTTCCTCTGCCCACATCGTGACGTAGGGCCAGATGTCCGAGACGATCCCCTTCGCCCAGCTGCCGATATTGACGATCACGCCCCACACGGTGCTTGCCGCCGTGGCCAGCCCGGACACCGCGTCCTCAGCCCACATGGCGACGTACGGCGCGAGGTCGGTGATGATCCCTTTCGCCCATGAACCGATGTTGACCAGCACATCCCGGACGGTGCCAGCGGCCGATGCCGCAGCGGGGAGCGCCGTATCCTGCACCCACGAGGCCAGCGCCCCGGCCACGTCGACCAGCGCGTTGAACGCCCATGAGCCGATGGTGATGAGCACTTCGCCGATATCGAGCCCGGAGAGCGCGTAGCGGATCCCGGCCATCGTGGCTTCCAGCGCACTGGCCCCTTCGGCCAGCATCGCCAGTCGCCCGGTTTCGAATCGCGCGTAGAACTCGTCAACGATGTCGCTGGCGGCCGTGAAGGCGTCAGCCAGGCTCGTGAGCCAGCCGGGAATCTCGCCGCCGTTGATGCCCCGGATCGCGATCGCGAGCGCGTCCAGCACCCGGCCCAGCGAGGTTGCCGCGTCGGCCGTCTGATCGAAGAACCGGGACACGTCCTGCATCGGGCCAGTCGCGTAGCCGAGGGCGTCACCGACCGTGCCGAATGCCGCTCCGATCTCGGTGAGGGTGTCGGCAACCGGATCGAGCGGGGAGAGGATGGCCGAGAGCCGTTCAAAGCCCCCGCCAATCACATCGGCAAAGCCCCCCACCGCATTGGTGACGGACTTGACCGGGCGTTCCACGCCGCGCAGGGCGTTCCTGAATCGGTTGATGAAGTTGGTCACGCCCCGGAAGCCAGTTTGGATGCGACCGACCACGTTGCGGAGCGGATCGAGCGCCTGGTCCACGATGTCCGCGAACCCGAGAAAGTTGGTTTTCCATGCGAGGTACAGGCCACCGACGGCAACCACGACCGCGCCGATGATCCCGAGCAGGCTGCCGAGGCCGAGCGTGGCCGCCCCCGCCCCGATCCCCATCGCGCTCATCGCCCCGGTGATCGCGCCGAACGCCCCGATCCCGATGTTGATGCCGGCGAACAGGGCCAGCATTCCGGCCAGCGCCCCGATGACGGTCTTGATGGGCGCGGGGATCTTCATCAGCGCGTCAACGACGACGTTGGCGCCGTCCACGAGCAGCCGCAGGCCGGGGATCAACCCCTGCACCAGTGAGCCGAGGAACGTGGTCACGCCCTCGCGGAGCGTTCCCAGCGCGGCCCCCAACGTGTCCATGCGGATCGCGGATTGCTCCGACGCGGTCCCCGATTCCTGCATCAGCGCGATCAGGGCTTCCAGTGGATCGGCCCCCTGCAGGATCGCGAGGCCCATCACGTCCATCGCCTCGGCCCCGAAGATGGTTGAGAGCGCCATCAGTTGCGCCTCGTCGGACATGCCGCCCATCGCCGTCTGCAACTGCCGGAACAGGTCGGGGAAGCCGACGAACGACCCCTGCGAGTCGAACGCCGCGATCCCGAGTTCATCCATGAGGGTGGCGGCTTCGCTGGTCGGGTTGGCGAGGTTCTGCAAACCGCGTGCCAGGGAGATACCGGCATCGGCCCCGCGCAGGCCGTAGTTGGTAAAGAGGGCAATCGCGGCGGCGCTCTCATCGAACCCGATGCCCATCTGTGCGGCGACGGGACCGAGGGAGCGCATCCCGGCATTGATGTCGGAGAGGGACGCCGTACTCTGGTTGGCGGCGGTGGTCAGGATGTCGGAGACGCGGGTGGCATCGCCGAGCGCGTTCTCGACGCCGACGATTTCCTCGGACCAGATCGACATCGCGGCAATCACGCCGGTCATGGCCGGTTCAAGCCCGTCCCCGGTGGCCTGCGAGAGCAGCACGACCGCCTCGGTGACGTTCTGGAGTTCGCTGGCGTCGAATCCGGCTTTCGCCAGTCCCTCACCGACAGCGGCCACTTCGGTCGCGCTGAACTGCGAGGCAATCGCGATCTCGTTGAACTGGTCCGCCAGCATCGACAGATCGGCATCGGAGACGTTGCCGAGCGCGGCGTCCACGTTGGCGAGGGATTGCTCGAGGTCGATCGCGGCGCTGATCCCCAACGCCATCGGGGCCACCAGCGCGGTGCCGAGGCCGAGGGCCGACCCCTTGAGGCGGTCAAAGAATGTCGGCTGCGATCCGGTCCCGGCTTGGGCAAGCTGCGTCATCGCGCCCTGGGCCTGCTGTGCGGCGCCCATGAACTGCGAGATGTCCAGCGTTATTGATGCGCTTGCGCTGCCGAGAAGAACGGCCATGAAGGTCCAAACACGAAACGCCCGATCCATTCGGCTGGGCGGTCGCGTTGGCGACGGACTAGCCGGAACAGATCGGGCGGAGCAAAGGCGCGCAGCCCTTATTCGTCTGGTTACCATTCTACCCTACGCGAATATTCACCGGGTGATGGTCCACTGGTAGAATCGCGTCAAGGAGAATGCCCATGAATCGCCGCACATTGCTTGCCGGAATCCCGGCCCTGTTGCCCGCCGTCGCGTTGTCGCAGGATGCCACCCCGGAAGCATTCGCTTCGCCCGCCGACGTGATGCGGGCCTATATCCGGTATGTCGCCAATGGGGGCGACATTGAGCGCGTCTACGACCTGTTCAGCCCCGCCGTATTCGACCTTGACGACCTGTACTGGCAGTACGTCGAGGATGATGCATCCCGGCGGCGGCAGGGTGGCGCGAGATGGTCCACCGACACGGTTGCCGAGCAGGGGACGCGCGCATTCGCCTACACCTACCGGGACGGCATCCAGGCGCTGATGATGGTCCACGTTGCCGCTGGGAAGATTGTCGCCCTCCTGGTGTTGCAGGATTAGGCGTCCCACCCATCGAGCAATTCGGCCAGGTCGTCGTCGGTCATTGCCGCAACCACCGGGTCCACCGTCTGCGCTCCCGGCCCACCGAGGCCGTAGTGCGCCTGCAGGATCTCGGCATCGCTGTCGTACTTCGGCACCGCGATCTGGTGGCGGTTGGTCTTGGGCGGCGTGACCAGCTTCTGTTCCCGGCGGTAGGCGTCGAACCGATCCCACCAGTCCATGACCGCGAAATCGAAGTCGAGGCACTGGTCCGGCTCGTAGCCGTCACCCGGCAGATTCAACAACTCCGATGGTCGTGAGCGTGTCCAGTCCGCCAGCCGGGCCAGCCGGTACACGCTCCGGGGCCGGGCCACGAAACATCTTCAATTGCTTCGCGCTCGCGGAATCGGCGTCAAGGCAGGCATAGAAGAAACTGATGCGATCCTCGGCGGCAATATCGGTGACCACCCACGCATCCGGTGAGCCGGCCAGTTCGGCCGTGGTGCCAACCAGGCCGCTGGCGATCTGGTCATCGCCCTGGTAGATACCCATGAACGCCGCGATGCAAAAGGCATCAGCGGCGGCCATCTGTTCCTCATTCTTGATGGCGGCTTCGATCAGGGACTGGGCCGGCGTCGCTGCCTTCTGTTGACGCTCGAACTCCTTGATGCCCTTCCAGACCGTCTCCTGCACGGCGGTGGGCAGGGCTTCGATCGCGGCCCGGTCGGTGGTGTTGATCCGGCGTGCACGGGCCTTCAGGGGGTCATCCATGCCGAGGGATGATGCGGCAAGGGGAAACTGCAGCCCCTGTTCGCGAATCTTCTGCTGGTGCTGGAGGTAGGCGTCACGGGTGAGGGCGCGAATGGTCATGGGTGTTCGTATCCTTTTGTGGTGGGCGGGGCGGCCGCAGCCGCCCCGCTACGTATCGACTAGGCCGGGGCCGTCAGGTTGGTCGGAATCACGCCGGTGGTGAAGGTTGGCGCGGTCGCCAGATCCTCGAAGATCAACATCACGTCGTTGGCGTCCGCGCTGAACGAGCCGTCCGCCGAGAACTCCGACCACGTCTGTTGCCCGAACGCGGCCGACGGCATGTTGACCTTGGCGTTCGGGACCGTGATCCGCAGGCCGGCGCTGGTGCTGTTGCCGTCCACGTTGGGCAGCCACGCGACCAGGATCACCGACGGCGCGCTGTAGTCGGCCGGGATTTCCAGCCGCTCGATCAGCGTGCCGGCCGACCCGGACGAACTGGACGTGCCGCCCGTCAGGACCGCAAAGGCATCCGTATCGTACGAGCCGAACGAGAGCGACAGCGCGCCTTCCGGTGCGCCCTGCGCGGTCACCACGACCGCACCATCCGCCCGGAAGGATTCATTCTCCTGGGTGATGTTCGGCTCGAAGCTGATCGCGTAGTTGATGTCCACGTACGTTGGCGAGCCGTCGTTCGTGGCCGCCTGCAGGTGGTTGAGGTTGTAGGTCGTTGCGGCCATGCCGCCCTCCTTGGTTAGTCCGCCACGTCCGTGCCGGACCATTGCGGCCGGCGCGTCACATGGCGCATCAGGTATTCCGCGTCGCGCAGGGACCGCGCCCTGCCGATTTCCTCACCCGGCGTGTCGTACGATCGAACCGGCACATACGGGCCGTGAATGTCCGGATCGCGGAAATGGCGCCGGTTGTAGGGCGTCGAGAGAATCAGGGCGTAGTCCGCGTCCGTCACCTCCTGTATCCAGTCGTTCGCCTGCCGCCACACGTAGGTCTGTTGCAGGCCGGGCGGGGAGATGAGCACCGAGCGGTGGATCATCCATGGGCTGAGACGCCCCGCCATTTCCTCCTGCACCATCCGCCGCACTTCTGCGTCCACGTCGTTCGGCACCCGTTCGCCCTTGTCGATCGGGTACTTCTGGATACGCCGTTTCTCGGCATCGCTCACCCATGGCCACGCCGGGATGTCCTCGAGGTCAGCGGTCAGGATGTCCGCCCCGTAGAGGTGGACGACCAGCCCCTTGTGCCGCGGCTTGTAGCCGTCCAGCATCCGCTTCACGGCGACGTTGATGCCGTGATCCGAGATCGTGGGGTGCTTCGCCTTGAGTTTGGCGACGGTCCCCTCGATGTCGTGAAACGGGCTGTACGACGCGAACTCCAGGCGTGGCATGGGTTACTTCCCGAGCTTCTTGACGATCACGCGCGTCTCGCCGCCCACGACCTTGAGCCGGTACGAATAGCCCGGCTTGCGGGTGAAGTCCTTGAGGTAGTCATCCGCCAGCTTCTTCTCCGTGGCGGTCTGGTCCGTGTCCTTGTCGGTCATGTCGATACTCCTGCAATCACGCCCGCGACACTGAACGTCAACCGTTCCTGTGCCCCGGTTGCCGGTGAGGGATCGGCCACGTAGCCGGTCCTCGTCGCGAACATCAGCAGTGCCTTCGTGTTCGCCTCCTGCCAGCGGTGCAGGCGCACCAGCACCCGCGCCGTCAAGGCTTCAATCGCCGTGCGCCCGGTCGTGCCGGATTCGGCGAATATCCAGACGTGGATGATGTCCTGATAGGCCGCCGACGGCCCGAACGGTGCCGCGCCACCCCCCGCGTCATCGACCACGATGTGCGGCTGCAGGAACCCGTACGGCCCCACGATCTCCGGGTGCGCGTCGGGTCCGTCGAGCCGGATGTCGTGGGCATAGACACGGCTTCCGGTGTAGGACACGATCTGCGTGTCCTGCACCAGCCGGGCTGCCACGTGGCTCGCCATGGTCGCCATCAGCCAAACAATCCGCGAATGACGCGCACGGCGTCCTGCACGAACTCGGGATACGTCTGCCCCATGACGGGGATCACGATCGGGCGGGCCGCCATGCGACTCGTCCCGAGTTCGAGATACACGCCGTAGTGCATCGTGTGCCCGAGGTAGATCACCACCTGCGTGCCGGTCACCTCAACCCGCCCAAACAAGCCCTGCCGGGCGTTGCCGGTCTGGTCGTTCCACGGCGCACCCGCCTTCATCGCGGCTTCGGCCCGCGCCGCGTGGGACTGACCCACCGCCGCGACAGCCGGGGCGACCCGTTGCGCCCGCCGGACGATCTCGTCACCGATTCGGGTTGGGGGCACGTCCCAGCGTACGGTCGCCATTACGTGTTCCTTGCCTGGAGGGTGAAGCCGTACTCGGCGACCCCGCCCCGCTTGAACATCGGCGGCGTGGCGATCACGACCGCCTGCCCGTTCCACAGGAACCGGTCGCCCCGGTGAATCGGCGATGCAGTCACGTCATCCGTCCAGAGGCGAAGCGTGCCGTCCAGTTCGGTCGCGCCAACCGGCGACCCTGCCCCCGTTGTGGCCGGCTCACGGTTGGCAAGCCGGACGCTGACGACGGGGAAGGTGCCGACCGTGGTGCCACCCTGCCGGGCGACCGTGATGGTGGTGTTGCCGTACCACTCGCGCAGGGTTGCCCACCCATCGGCCATGATTGGCTCCAGGGCGTCAAACTCCGCATCGGTCATGAACGGCGTGGCCATCACTGCGTCTCCCAGTAGTCGGCGCTGGTGCTGGTCATCAGGCCCACGCTGGTGATCCCGCTGGTCCGTCGCCCCGGCAACCCGGTCCCGATCACCGACAGGAGCCCGGCTGCGTAGTTCGCCGCCATCGTCATGCAGTGCTCGTAAACCTGTTCCCGGTTGAACTTCATGCCATCGGGCAGCGCGGTCGTGAAGTACCCCGCGACCTTGCCGGCCTTCCATTGCCACCCGAGCGATGCCGCGCGGTTCAGGTCGGCTCCGGTGTAGACCGTGTCGCTGTCGTCGTTCTCACTCGCCGCGAGGTCCATGAGATCGTCAACCTCGGTCGAGGTCAGCACCGGGTCGCTGTCCCACGCCGTTGCCTGTTCGAGCAACGTGCGGGCCTGGGTGGCATCGGTCAGCGGATCGGTCGCCATCCTAGTCCCTCGTGATCTCGATCTGGACGAGGCCGCCCGGATCGGCGATGCCGGTCGCGCTGTGCGTGGACACCCAGGCAAGAATGTCGCCCTCGGCCACGGTTGTCGCGCCCTCAACCACGGAGAGCGTCAAGGCGTCCTCGTTGAAGTCGGTGGCATTCACGCCGTCCGTCATGGCGCGGGTGGCGATCACGGTCGTGCCGTTGCCATCGGCACCCTTGTTGACCAACGTGAAGGTTCGGGTGTTGGTATCGGCGCCGGTGATGTTGGCGACCGGCGTGTAGGTGACGGCAGTGACGACGCCCGCATACGGCGCCTCAAGGATCGCCGTGGAAGCGGTCGACCCCTGGGCCACGGCCGGTACGTCCGCCGTCAGCTTGTGAACATGGGGAGCACGTCCGCTCATTTGGCGTCCTTCCGGGCCTGTTTCGTGACCCCGGCCACGGTGTACGCCTCGTTCGGCGTCTCATCGGGCACGGTGCCGAAATAGCCCTGCTTGTCGGCCACGTCCTGCACCTTCTGGAGTTCGGCCTTGCCGTAATCGGCGGCCTTCCTGTCAGTTGATGCGTTGGCCGGCTTCGGATTCGGGGAAGTCTGTTTCTCCGACATCTGGCCCCTCCTGCATGAATTGCTCGATCGGCAACCAGTCCTCGCGAACCAGGTCGGCGGGCGCGTCACTCGGAGGAATCAACAGGGCGTCAAGAGTGGCGTGCCACCGATGTTGCGCCCGGATCATCTGCCGGTAGGCGGTTGCCCGCGTTGCTTCGCTCACGATCAGCCCGCAGCCGGCGTCAGCAGCACGGCGGCCGGGTAACGGTTGGCCTCGACGCCCTGCGTGTAGTTGATCGGGTTGTTGACCTGCCAGCCAGCCCGGAACACCACGCGGAAGAGCGTCATGTCCTGCTGGAAGGCGTTGAACTGCACGACGCCGGACCCGTCCTGCACCACGGCGGTATTCGACGCGGTGACGGTGAAGTCCTGACGCACGCCGAGGATGAAGTTCTCGCGCTGGATGGCGAAGAGTTCCGCCACCTCGTCACCCGTCGGCCACTGGCCGGGCATCGGGTAGACGGCCGGCAGGCCCCAGATGGTCGTGACGCCACCGTTGACATCGGTGAGCAGGTTGCCGTCAGAGCTGCGGGCGGAGCGAAGTCGCGCCCGCACGGTCGGGTTGGCAATGAAGCCGGACGGGAAGTAGCCGTCCGCCTCGAGCAGTGCGATCGTCTGGTTCAGATCCTCGGCAATGCCGCCCTCGGCAACGGTGGCGGTGCCACGTTCGTAGTCGTTGCCGGCCGCGGTGGCGGCGGTCAGGATGTCGTCGGGGAACGAGGCCGGGGCGTTGGTGCCGAAGAAGATCGCGGCATCGAGCGCACGGGCAATGGCGTTTTCAACAAGCGGGCGGATGCTGCCCCAGATGTCGAACGACGCATCAGCCAGCACCGAGTCCGGAATCGGCACGATCGCGGCCAGTTCCTCGATGTTGATGTACTTGTTGTCCCAGGCCGCTTCGGTGGTCTGCTTGAGCCCGGTATCCCCGTTCACCCAGTAGGCGTTCGGGAGGGCGGACAGGACCGGGAACCGCGTCTGGTTGGTCGGCACGTTGATCCGGGTAAACATGTTCAGCGCGGCCGACTGGGTCTGGAGACCCTGCAGCATGATCTCGGAGACTTGTTCCCGAATCATGGCCTGCACGTCGGTACGGCTGGTCACGGAGTTGTATGGCACTCGCGTACCCTCGCTTTGCTAGCTAGCGGTTCGGGCCATCTCCCGAAACACATCGTTGATGTTCTGCGTCGCGCCCGCCGGTGTGCCCTTGCCGCCGTCGCCTGAGCCGTTCGCGGCCCGGAACAGGGAGGGCTCGTCCTTCTGCGCCTGCTTGAGCAGGGCATCGACGTTGGTCGGGTTGCCGTCGTCATCGAAGTCGAGGTCGCCCTTGATGAGGGCGTAGACGGCACGCGGGCTGATCGCGTTGACCTTCGTCGCGGCATCGGTGACGGCGCTCCTGGCGCTCAGGTCACGGAGCCGGGTTTCAAGGGTGGATGCGCGATCTTCGGCCGCCTTCAGGGCAGCGTCACGGCGCTCCAGTTCGGTCTTGCTGGCGTTCTCGTACTCGTCCACCCGCTTGCGGTAGGTCGCGGCTTCCTTGCGGAGCTTGCGAATCTCGGCCTGCGTTTCGGGGGGAAGGGCGTCGAAGCCGGTGGGCGAGTCCTGCCCGCTGGCATTGGGCTCCTGGCCTGCGTCGGCTGCCGTGGACTCCTGGTCCGTGGCGGCGGTGGAATCGGTCACGATGGCCCTCCTGGGGCGAAACGCGAAAAGCCCCCTGCCGAAGGGCAGAGGGCCGAAGCCGTGTGTCCTCGTCAGGGGGCGAGACCGCTTGCGCGGTGTGGCCGTATTGGTCTTGCGTCTAGTTTACATCATCGCGGAATCTCCCCCTCACGCGACCTTGCGGTCATCCTTGTCGCCGAGGTCGTACCGAATCTCCACGGCCCGCACGATCATCAACAACGCACGGCGCACCGTGATCGCGAGGAGTTTGTCCGGGTCGGGCGTGATCGGTTTGGGCTTCGGTGGGGTCAGGTCCATCAATCACCGCCCTCCATGTGGATCACCAGTTCGGCGTCAGCGTGGACGGTCAGGAGATCGGCCTGGTAGTCGCGGGTCAGATTGAGCGCGGCTTTCGGGTCCATGCCGGTTTCGATCATCGCCGTGTAGTGCGCGGCCACGGCGGCGGTCACGTCGCGGCGGGCGGCGTTGATCTGATCGGCGAGGGCGGTCGCGTCGATGTGGGTGAGATCGGTCACGTCAAGGCTCCTGCGTTCCGGATCGCGTCAACAATCGCCGTGGTATCCACCTCCGCATGAAACGTGATGCTGATCGGTTGCAGCCGGGCCGGTTCGGGTTGCGGCTGCGCGGCTTGTTGCTCGGCAAAGACGCGGCACGCATCGGCGGTGATGCGGGTCACGATCCGCTCGGCATCCTCGCGGCTGATGCCCGATTGCCGCTGGACCCAGGTGATGATGTCGAGTCCGGTGGAGTCGGTCATGCTGCACGTTCTCCTTCGTCGGGGAAGTTCAGGCGGGCGAACTCACCGAAATACGTGCGGGCAGCGGCATCATACGCTCGTGCGGCTTCCTCCGGTGTGTTGAATGATCCGAGAAATATCTGCCTTCCATCTGCGCGGATATTTGCGCGCCAGAACTTGTCACGAATGTGCCACGACACGCCCTTGTACCCGCTCGTGTTGTCACTGCTCAGCTTGCGATTCTGCTGGTTCCTGCGGTTGTCACAGGGGCGGAGGTTGGCGCGTCGATTGTTGAGGGTATCTCCATCCTCGTGGTCGACCATCTCGCCATCGGTAGCACCGACAATTAAGCGATGCATCAGGATCGTGGGGCAACCCGTCGACTTGTGCGCCGCGTAGGTATTGGCGCGAGACGAGAATGCATACCAGCGGTACGGTGCGATGAGTTGGTAATCCTTGGCGTCGATGACTGTTTCGCAGCCGCGACTGAGCTGCACTGCGATCGTGCCATCGGGCAGGGTGCGAGTGAGATTCGGCGTTGTCTGCTGGAGCCGCGCTCTGTGTCCGTGAATGAATCGGTTCGGCTTGCGCGTGCGGCGATTGATTCGAGTGGGGTAGCCGCAGCCGCATTGGCAGTCTGGGGTATCATGGTTCGGCATCGAAGCTAGTCCCTTCGGTGTCTGGCCTCGGGATGGTGCAAACATCGCCGGGGCCGCTCTGTTGTAGACCTCCATTATACCAACAATCGTTGATTCCATGGGCATTATTCCCCGTATTTGGCGATAAGTTGATTGACCATTTCTTCGCGCGATATCACGACTGGGAGCAACGAACACATGCACTGAGGATGTTCGGGATACCTTGGCACCTCGTTCGGCTTGTACTCACCCGGCCCCATGCCGTCACTGTGTTGGCGTGCGTTCTCATCGCAGGGATCGGTCAATGGATGTTGACCGGATACTCGCCATCGCACGCCAACAACGCCGGGTGTGATCTTGGCCGATTCAATGACGGCCATTCCATGAGCCCTGGTGATTTCAGTACGAGCCAGACGACGTGCGGCGCTGGCTGCATACGGCTGGTTTCCGTTCCGCCGCTGGTAAATCTTTCCGTTGCGGCGATAGGACGTGTTCGCATGTTTGGGGTGGAGGAACTTGTCCAGTTGCCGAGCCAAATCCTCGGCACTGGTTCCACGAGCGATCCCCTCGCGGAGCGTTTCATCGATTTGCCGGCGAACATCCCTCCCGGTGCGCCACACGCGGTCTGACAGCCCCTTGCGTTCACCCGGAACCCACGAACGGGTCGGGTCCAGCAACCGCGATCGTCGCAGGCGTTCCCGGCGCAGGGGTTCGGGGGTGATCCGGTTGCCGAAGGCGTCCCAGGTGTCCAGCGCGGCCACCACGTCAAGGAACGGGTCCGGGGGCAGGATCGGCCTGCGGTTGATAATCCGCCGCCACCACGTCCCGTCACGCCGGTCGACCACCGTACGCACCCGCTCGATGGCACGCGCGAACGGCAGGTCGACCGCGATCCCGGCTACGTCCACGATCGTGGCGAACAGGCGGGACACGAGGGCAGCGCGTTGGGTCAGGCCGAAGGCCCGGTCCAGCAGGCGGTCAATCTCCCGCATCAGCGCCCGGCGATCGGTGGGGCGATTGCGAACCAGCGCCGTGATGTCGTCGGCAAGATCGGCGAACACGGCATCGACCGCCGTGACGGCGCGATAGATCAGTCGCCCGAGGTCGCGGTCCTCAAGCGCCACGGCTAGACGCCCGCCTCAATCGGGCGCGGCGTCAGGTCGCCAACGAGGTCGAACTGTGCCGCTGCCGCGTCAGCCTCCGCCTGTTTCTCTGCGAGGATTTCTTTCAGTTGGTCCGGCTCGTAGCCCCACACTTCCCGCAAAATGGCGGCGAACGGGAATCCGACCGTGTCCATGCCGATCGCCTGTTCGATCTGCTCGGTCTCGGACAGTGGCGCGGCCGGCCGCCAGTTGACCCGTAGCGCACCCGGCTCAACCTCGGTCCCGGTCAACCGCAGCGCGTAGCGCATCACGTCGGCCCACACGGAGCCGAACGCACGTTGTCGGTCCTCAACCTTGGACACGAACGGCGATTCGTCCATGCGCTTACTGGTGCCGCTGATCGCGGTGGCTTCCTGCGTCAGATACCGGCCTGGAATCTTGGTCACGCGCCCGATCATCTGGTCAAACTTCTCGGCCACGTCGAGGTACTGCGTCATTGCCGCCGCGCTGAATTCCGCAATCGCTGCCTGCCGGTCAGTGGAGCCGGTCAGCGCCAGCATCCGGTCGATCCCGGTCTGGAACCGCTGGATGCTGTCGGCGGTGGCGTCGTCCTCAACGTCCACGTTCAGCAACACCCGCTGCGGGTAGGCGGCGAACTCCATCGCGACCATCATGTCCATGACCGTCTTGTTGATCGCGTCCTGCAGCGGGATCACGTCCCGCAGTTCGCTGGTGCCGTAACTGTTCACCCGCGCATTGTTGCCGAAGTGGAACACCGGCACCGTGTCCTTGATGTTCAGCAGCACCGGCCACGTCTCGCCCTCGCCCTCGTACCGCTCCCAGTCGCTCGGCTGCACGTCGACCATGGTGCCGTCGGTGGTCGTGCGGCGGCTGATGTACTTCTCGATCCGGTCCGGCAGGTAGACGTTGAGCCGGACCCGCTTGTCCTCAACCCAGCGGCGAGAGGCGCGGGTGATCTTGCCCGGCCGGTCGCTGCTGTACTCGATGCGGATGCCCTCGGCGTACTGGGGCCAGATCAGCACGGCGCCATCGGTGGGGTCCAGTTCCACGATCACGTAGCCGTCGCCCATGCCGAACGCTTCCTGCTCGACCTGCCCTTCCCGCACGTCCATCTGGTTCGCGTCCCAGATATCCTGCGCGGCCTGGCTGGTCGCATCATTGTCGGCCCCGAAGCCTTCCACCTGCAGCCGGTCAGCATGGGCATCGACCACCATCGCGCAGCGGTTGTAGGCGAACGTCGCGAACTGGCGACCGAATGCGCTCTTGAACTTCTCGGTCGCGAACTCCAGCGGCTGATCGCCCTGCAGGTAGGCGCGGCACTGGCCGTAGTGCTTGCCGTGGCGCTTGTAGGCGTCAACGGCCCACGCAAGGGCGGTATCCGTATCGGTGAGGAACAGGGTGTCCATGGTTAGAAGCTCCGAGCCGTGGCGAGTCGTTTCTGCAGGTCGAAGTGGGCGACGGCGTAGCGGGTGGCATCGAGTCCGTGATCGAACTCCTTGACCGGCACCTCGTCAGCCTTGCGTTCGGCGCCGGGCTTCACGTCGGCCCAGACGTAGACGGGGAACTCTTCCTCGGTGCAGGTGGGTTTCGCATCATCGACCAGTTCCCGGTCCCGCTCGACCAGGGAGTCCCGCAGGAAGTAGATGCGGGGCCGCCCGTTGGCTTCCGGCCGGAGCCGGGCGGCGACCGCCTGGATGCCGTCGCGCACCGTCTTTTTCGCGGCCACCGTCCGCACCTTCGCGTGCTTTTCGAACGTGGCCCGATCCTCGGCATCGTGGTCGGTGATGACCGCCTTCGGCTTCGGCTCGTTGCGGCTCAGGGCCAGCCCCTGCGCCGCGTGATCCTCGACCAGTCGCCGGGTCATGTAGATCTCGCGATAGCGGTAGAGCGCGCCGTCCGGTCCCTGTGCCCACCACTGCCAGACGAACGGATGCACATAGCCGAAATCAATCGTCCAGAAGCGCGGCCACTCGGCGGGAATCTCGAACCGGTCGATCAGGTGCAGGTCGGGATTCCAACCATCGTACACCTGGCCCTCAGCAGCCACCCACAGGCCACGTCGCAGACGTTGGTAGCGAACGCCGGTGAGTCGTTCCAATCGGTCGATGTACCGCTGTCCGGATTCTGTCCATGACCCGCGATGCTTGTCCCACATCGCCGGATTGTCCTCGTGAACGCTGGTCCAGAGGTTCAGCCCGCCGTCCCGTTCGCGTTGCTTGATCCAGTGGGTGGGCGCATCCGGGTTGCAGTCACCGAGCAGGATCGACGGCGGACGATTGCCGACCATCGTGGGCCGGTCGATGCGGGCGGACAATTGCTCGTATTCGGCCAGGGACAGTTCCGTGATTTCGTTGACGTAGATGCCATCCCATTCGGTCGAGAGCACTTTCGAGATGCGGTCCATGCCGGTCATGATGATCTTTGACCCGGTGTCGTGGTAGGTGAAGTCGGCCGGGCGGATGCCGGAGCCGCCATAGTACGTGACGTTGTCGGGCCGGGATTCCTTGCCGTCGAAGTCGGTCAGGATCTGGGTGGTGAACGTGACCAGCGTGGACGCCTTAAGCGATTCCTGCGTCTTGCGGAGCATCAGCCAGCGCAGGTTCGGCTCCGTCTGGCAGCGGTGGTTGATCCATTCGAGGATCGCCCGCGTCTTGCCGGTGCCGGCCGGGCCGCTGATGATGACCTCACCGCCGGGCTTCTCGCGGAACAGGCGCTTGGGGGCACCGCGCACAACAACCCGAGGGGATGCGGTCGGAGCGGTCATGGTGGCGACCACTAGTCATCCTCAAGGACGATGCTGCGGACGATGCCACTGTGCTCGATCTGGGACTGTTCGGTCCAGTCACCGACCTCCTGCGCTCCCTGTTTCATGGTTTCCCGCAGCTCCCGAATCATCGGCGCATCGAACACGTAGTCCGTGACGATATGCCCGCTCGGGGTCACGCTGGTCTTTGGGGCAAACAGACCGGTACTCGCTTCCGGGGGCACCCGATCGCCGAATGTCCGGGCAGCGTGGCCCATCGGCGAATCGTCCGGCTGCATGGCATTGGTACGGTGGGCAATGGCTTCAAGGATGCTGTGAAACACAAGGTCCAGTGCTTCGACCCGCTTGCGTTTCTTGGCAACGGCATACCGCAGCACCGACGCCTGCAATTGCCCGGTGTAGTCACCGATCAGCGCGGCGAACTCAGGATTCTGTTTCCAGTTGTGCAAGGTCTTTCGAGTGATGCCCACCTCATTGGCGATCTGCTCATCGGACAGTTCGTCATCGGCGAGCAACGACGCCGCCAAGTGCTGTTTCTTGGTGTAAATCTGCGTAACGGCAGGCACGGCGGAACCCGTGGTCGATGATCCGCCACGGGCTCGGGCCTTGGTTGTCGTGGAGTCCGCCATGCGTGTGTCCGTGGTCGCTGGGCGTTCGCGCCGAACGCGCGCTAGGTCCAGTATAGCAAACGGTGAACGTACGCCGTCAGCCAGGCGACTCCCTCTCACAATCCGCTGCCCGCACCAGATACATGGCGACGGATGCAGACACCCCAATCGCCGCCGCGAGTTTCAGGAACTCGCGCTGGTCGATCTCGCCGCGTTTGTACTGGGCGATCAGAAGCCAAAGAGAACGATTCGTCGCACTCACCCGGTCACCTCCTGTCGTGGATACCCGGTTTTCAGCGCCCGCTCGATCCGCAGGCAGTTCGCCAGTTGCTCGGCGAGGTCCGCAATCTGGGCCGCGTCGGGATCGTCCGGCGGATAGCGGGCCAGGAGTTCGCGGCGGATACCGTCCCGCAGGACATCGGCGCGGTCGTGGAAGTCCGCGAGCACGGTGGCAATGGGCTTCTGGCGGGGCGTGCGTTTCGTGGTGGTCATGCCGCCTCCCGTTGCTCGAGCCGGTGCAGGGCGAAATTGGCCGCCTCGCTCTGCGCCTGCAACCACATCAGCAGCGCCTCGCCGCCGATGATGGTGGCCGGGTGCAGGGGGCCGAATTGGGTTTCCACGGTCACGTACACGCAGCCGTCGCGGTCGACGGTGATCCGGAGCGTGCGGTCAGCATCCGGGTCGGTCAGTTCGTCGCAGAAGATCACGTCGTCAGGCATGGGGCGTTTCCTCGATGGCGCAGCGGATAAAGCCAAACCCGTCCGTGTCCCGTTCCTGGGTGACGCTGCCAACGACCATCACCTTGTCGTCAATGCCGAGCGCCCCGGCGATCCCGTCCTGTGCGGCCTTGAGCGCGGCGATGAGGTTGTCCTGGTCCATTTTTTTCCGACCACGTTCCCACGCCACCAGCCAGTGCAGGGTCACCGGCCCGGTGATGAGTCGCGGGCCGAGTGGTGCCGTGTGGATCGCGTTGACGGTGGCCCAGCGTGCAGCCGATTGCAGTTCCTTCCCGTCGGCATGTTTCCTTCGCCAGTGGACGCGGCCGTTTGGCGAGAGCGAGCGCGGCGGCGTGGCCGGGATGGTCACGATCAGCGGGTCGGTCATCGGTCATGCCCCTCCTGCTGCACGCAGTCCGGGCATATCTGCTCATGGCGCGTGTATCCGGTCATGCCGCAGTTGTGGACATCCCTGGGTTTCCATCCCTCCGGCAACGGTGGTTGATGGGTATCGCATACCGGCGCTGAATCCTTGCGGCACTGGTCGCAGCGGAATATCCAGGTCTTGACTTCGAGAATCATCAGAAGCCCCCCTGTGCGCCGTTTGCTGGCCCTGTGCGCGTTGCAAGGTCTCCGGATAGGGCACCCGACCCTTCCGGGGCGCTACGGTGCCCTGTAGCGATTTCTGGCGTATTTTCTGGATTCACTAGGCCGCCTCCTGTTCGTCAATCCGGTACGTGGGCGATTCCGTCTGCGTGCCGGGGTCCAGCCCGATCCGGTCCATGGCGGGATCGAACCGGCTGCACAGGCTCCGGCCGTCGATCAGCAGCAGCCCGTTGGTCGTCTCGTGCAGCACGGACATATCGGCGAGGGTCCGCAGCGCGGCCAGCGTCTCGCCCAGCGTGATCGGTGAGCAGCGGTCGATGTTGCTGGTCAGGTTGATCGTGGCAACATCGGCGCCAACGGTGGCGGTGATGCCGTCCAGGTCCGCCGGGGTGGCCAGCATCCCGAGGGCCAGCGCGGTGGCGCGGGTGACGGCATCGGGATAGACCGCCTGCCCGAGCCGGAGCATGAGCCGCTCGTGGCTGGTCAGAATCCAGGGAATCTCGTTCATCGTCCGTCCCTCCGCCGGTGCGCGGCGATGGCATACAGCGCCACCGCCACGAGCGACACGCCACCCCAGAACACCAGCCCGTAGGCGACGATGGTCGCAATGTCTCGGATCATGCCGCCTCCCGTTCGTTCCATGTGCCGGTGATCGCGGATAGCCACTTTTCGAGGGGCGGCCGGTCGTAATACATCTCGGCCTTGCCATCGGTCGACCGCGAGAGGATCGGCACGAACGGGAATCGGCCTTCCCGGCGCCAGCGCCAGAGCGTTGACGCCGAATGCCCGGAGCGGGTGACAATCTCGTTCCATCCGATCGCGTTGCGGAGCGGCGCATCGGCGTCCCAGAAGCGCGCCTCGTACTCGGCCAGGCGCTTCGGCGTGCGGGGATGAATCGAGTGGTGGATCAGGTCAGTCATGCTGCGTCCTTCCGGATGTGCAAGCGATCGAGAATCATGCCGAGAATCGTGCGGTGCCGTTCCTCGCGGAACACGTATTCGACAATCCGCTCACGCGCGGCAAGCAGGGCGTCCCGTTCGGCCAACAGGCCGGATTCGTCGGCCCATTCGGCGCGGGCGGTCAAGACATCCACGATGGTGTGAAGGGTAGGAACGTCCTGTCTCATTTCGCCGCCTCCGGCGGTGAGGTGTCCAGTAACGTGCGGCAACAGGCATAGGCCAGCCGCACTTCCCACCAACGCACCTTTCCGCCGCCAGAGGGAACCAATACGGACACAACACTCGTATTCGGCGTGCCACAATTCGGGCATCGCCATGGGTCGTTGGAATCAGTCATCGGGCATCCTCCGTGGTGGCAATTTCGTAGTACCGGCCAGAGCGTTGGTCGAAGCCGAACGATGCCTTGCCGTTCTTGCCAAACGCCTTGAAGCGGATCTTCTGGATGTACACGTCGACCGGTGAGGCATCCGACGATCGATCCCGGCGGAACACCGAGAGCATCGCGTCCGCCTTGTTGAACCAGTTGGCAGACCCGCTGATGTCGTACGGGCCGATGGGTTTTTCGTCCGATGCACGGTCTGGCTTGGTCGGGTGAGCCGCCACCCACATGTGCGTGCGGTGGGTTTGGCCGAACGAGCGGATGCGGGCAAGGCTGACGCCGATGTGTTCGGATTCGTTCATGCCTGCCAACCGGCCGGATTCGACCTCGGTCCAGGGGTCGATCACGACGCCCTTCACGCCGTGGCGGAGTACGCAAATCCGGGCCAGTTCGAGGATTTCGTCAATCGTCCGACTCTCCGGCGCCTGCAGGATGAAATGGTCGCTGACCCAATTCATCGCATCGCGGAAGTCGCGCTCGTCGGCGGCATCTAGCGCCGTGCCGGTCCAGTGCGTGACCAGCGCCTCGTAGAACTCGGCGGCGGGCATCTGCTCCGGCGAGAACACGGCGAACGACCATGACGGATCGTTCTGGGCAACGTGACTCAGGAGCGCCGCAAGGAATGCCGACTTGCCCGAACCGGGCGCGCCGGTGACGATGGTCAGGTGGCCCTCACCGACCCGATAGTGATCGTTGAATCGCTGCCACTGCGGCACCTCCACGCCGCGACGTTGGCGACCGTGCCGGTTGCGCCAGATTTCATCCGCGACCTCGTGCCCATAGATCAGGCCGGAAATCGGTACCGGGCGGGCATCGGCGACCGCCTGCAGGACGCCATGGTGTTTGTGCTGTTGCAGTGTGTCGTTCGCGTCCTTTGACCCGGCTGGCCAGGTCACGCGGTAGCACTTCTCGGGGCCGATCCGGCGCACCAGTTCGTCGCTGAGGTTGACGCCCGGCTCGTCGGAATCGACCGCGATGATGACCCGGCGCGCGCCTTCGATAATCGCCTCGCCGGAAGTCATGCAGGCCAGCTTGCCGTCGGCATTCTGGCCTGGGGCCGGTGCGCCGTTCGGGACCGAGAGCGCCGTATCAATGCCGACCGTCATCAGGGCCAGGACATCGAGTTCGCCCTCGCAGATCAGCACGTCGGTGGCATTGCGGCAGTTGTCGAGGTTGTAGAAGAGCGGCTCCGTGTCCTTGCTGGACCAGAACTTCTTGTCCGTGATGCTGCGGTACTTGACGTGGACCACCTCGCCGTCCCGGTGATACGGGAACGCCAGCGCGGTGTCGTTGTCGTTGGAGTAGACGCCCATGGATTCCGCAATCAGCGGATCAATGCCGCGCCCGGCAAGCCACGCCTGACCCTTCGTCCGGATTTGGGCGTTCTCGGGCGGCGGGGCGGGCCGAACATAGGCCGGGGTCGGTTGGAAGTCGCGCCAGTCCGGTGCGCTGCCGACCTTGCCCTGGAAGTCGCAGCCGGGGTTGTGGCAGTTGTACAGGCCGCGATCGAGGTCGACGGACAGATCCTGCTTGTTCCGGTGCCGGGCCGCTGGGCCGCATTTTGGGCACCGGGTTTTCAGTTGTCCGGATACCTTGCCCCGGAGGTCGATGCCGAGGTCGCTCCAATCGCTCATGCCGACGCCCTTTCCGTCTCGCGTTGCTGACGGCGGCGTTCCTCGATCATGGCATCCTGTTCGGCCTTGGCTTTCGCCAGCAACCGGTCATGCTCGGCCTGTTCCTCGGGGCTGATCCGGCGGAGCGGGTCGAAGCCACGCCCGGCGAACGGGCTATCGCCATTGACGATCGTCAGGCTCCCGGCCGCGCGGGTCAGGTGCCCGTACGATTCCGCGTTGCGCATCCAGTTGTGGAACGAGCGATTCCAATCCTTGCGGGCTTCACCCTTCCCCCGGTAGTGGTCGATGAACTGCGGCACCTGGCCGAGCATCTGCGCCTCGGTGTACCCGTTCTCCGCTCCCCACGCCTTCAGGGCGTCGGTGACGGTGAAGTCATCGGGCACTTGCGTGGCGCGTTTTGACTTGCCAGTAGGGTTGTCCGGCGCGTTAGCGTCGGCTACTCCACTATCCCTACTACTACCCTTATCTATACCTATTACTGCAGAAGGGGTATCCATACCCGTTGCATACCCATTGCCATGGGTATCGCATTGGGCCGATATGCCTTCGCTGACAAGGTTCGGGTATGCCGTGGCGACCACGCACTGGACATCGACCGGAAGGTCGGCCACGACGCGCTGCGCGCTGATGGTGAACTTCTCATTGGCGGCCTGGCGCTTGAAGAAGTTGCGGACCCAAATGACTTGATGCTGCGACCACCACTGCACCCGATCGCCAAACGTCGGGAGTAGCGCCTCGATGCGCTTGCCCGCGAGGCCGGTCTCGAACGCCATGGCGCGTACCGTGATCTCGAACGCACCGGCCGCCGTTGACCGCCGATTCGTGAGCAGGTACAGGAACAACAGCTTGGCGTCTGGTTCAAGGTCAGCGAACCACGGATCGTCCCAGGTGCCGGTGTCGATCATGCGTTGCACGCGGCACCGCCGATCCGCAGATATGGGGCCTGTGAATATTGCGCTGAAGGGGTGGGTGTGCCAAAATGAGGCATACGCGGTTCCTTGCTACTACCAAGCGAATCGCCAGGCTCCGGGAGTTCGTTGCAAGCGACTTCCGGGGCCGATTTATTACCCCTCCATTGTAATCCATCCAAGCCCATCCGTACACCCCTATCCCTTGCCCACAATCCCCGGCGCCACGCGGAAATCCGCCGTCAGTCGGCACCGAGGGGGAGGCCCTGTTGCGCCGTGCGCGTTTCGATCAGCGGCCGATAGGCCGGATTCAGTTCGATCAGGATGCTGTGCCGGCCGAGCCGGTTGGCGACCTCGCCGGTGGTGCCCGACCCGCCAAACGGATCGAGTACGGTGTCACCCTCACGCGAACCGGCCAGGATGCACGGCTCGATCAACTTGGGCGGAAATGTCGCGAAGTGCGCGTCACTGTACGGCTGCGTGGCGACGGTCCAGACGGATCGTTTATTGCGGCCATCCTTACCCGCTCCGTAACCAGTAGCCCCGGTCGAATACGGCTGGATGTGAGCGGACGTACCACCGGCGTAATCGACGGACCGATCACCTCGGAACTGCCGGCCTTGCTCATGGATGACGGCCGGCTCCGCAATCGCCGCCGCATCGTAGAAGTAGCGCGGCGACTTCGACAGCAGGAAGATGTACTCGTGCGACTTGGTGCAGCGGTCCCGCACGGACTCGGGCATCGGGTTCGGCTTCGCCCAAATGATGTCCTGCCGCAAGTACCAGCCGTCGGCCTGGAGCGCGAACGCCACCCTCCACGGAATGCCGATCAGGTCTTTGGGCTTGAGGCCGTCAGGGACACGCATCACGCCTTGTAGCCCACTCTCCTGGTATCCCTTTCGGTTCCCAGTGTTGGTAGGCGGAGGCTGACCGCCGGGCCTACTTGCCGCGTAGCTGTCGCCAAGGTTCAGCCAAACGGTCCCATCATCCCGCAGCACCCTCCGCACCTCGCGGAACACGGCGACCAGTTCGGCCACGTATGCGTCGACGGTTGGTTCCAGACCGATCTGGGAGTCGATGCGGACGGCCCCGCACTTGCCGCAGGTGTCGCGGTACTGCGTGCGCTTGGTGTTCTCCTGCTTGCGGTCGCCGGAAGCGTTGCCCCATCGCTCGTTGAATCCCACGTTCAGGGTTTGTACCTGTTCGATGTGGTCACAGTCGGGATCGCCACCGTCCCATTGCGCCGTGCCGTAGTCCCGCAGGCCGAAGTACGGCGGCGAGGTCACGCACGTCTGCACCGATTGGTCGGGCAGCGTCGGCAGGATGTCCCGGCAATCCCCGGTCAGGATCGTGACGGTCATTCGTCCCCCATATCCAGGTTGCGCCACATGCGCGCCCACGCCACGGCGGCGAGGATGCTGGCGATGGGCCAGCCGATCAGGATGTGCTGCCAGCTCACGCCGCCTCCCGTCGTTGCCCGGTACTCCGGATCGTCTCCAGCACGTCGCGCCACTTCGCCCGCGTGCCCGGTTTCAGGCCCGCCCATTCGACCGCGTCCACGAGGCCGTCGGAGTAATAGGCGTGGCACTGGATCGCGTTGCGAAACGTCCCATGCAATACCTGCGCCGCCAGTTGCTCCCAGCGGATTTGCGTGGCGTTGCCGGCCGTCTCCCACTGGTGCCAGGTGCGCTTGCCGTAATACGTGCGGTACGCGGCCTGTGCCGCCTCACGGATCGTGTCGGTGGTTAGCTGGCCCATCGGTCGCCCTCCGCTTCCGGCACGTCCAGCAACGCGAATTGCGTGATCGACCGCGGCCCGTACTTGGCGATGAAGAGCGCGGTGAAGTCGTCACCCTCGGCGTCGATCTGCCGGGAGAGCGCATCCAGGGCAGCGGGATCGACCTCGGTGGTCGACCCCTTGCCATGCACGTCATCGGCCCACTCCGAGATCATTTCGTGGGTGATGCCGTAGGGCTTGGCGGTGGCGTGCAGCCTCCGCATGGCCCGTTGCTGGTCGCTGGTCATCCTGCATCCACCTTCGCCTTCATGCGGTCGATCAGGTTGGACACGTCGCGTCCCTGGAGGGCGTCAATCGGCGCGCCGTACTCCTTCTCCACGTAGGCGTTCAGCTGCTCATCGGACAGTTTCAGATCCCGCGCCAGCTTGCGGATGAAGCCCATCTGCTTCTCGGACGGGCCACTCATCGGACGCGGTGCCGATGGCTGTGCTGGCGCGCCGTGATCGTCTCTCGCGGCCACCTTGGTCATTTCCTGCCGGGACGGTCGATCCGCACCCGACGTGGCATAGCCCATGTTCGCGAGCGCCCGGCCAATGGCCGACGTTTCGCAGTTCTCTTCATGGCTGGTGGCGTTGGGGCCACGACCGCCGGCCACCTCGAATGCGTAGCCGGTGGCATCGGGGTAGGCACTGGCGGCGTCCTTGTAGACCTCCGCGCGGTAGCGGCACCGTTCCCAGTCATCGGGATCGCTCACCAGGCTCGTGCGGATCGCGCCGTTCGCGTGTTCGGCCCAGAATCGGCCGATGCGCGTCTGCACGTCCACATAGGTGTTCGGGTCGAATTGTGGCATTTCGTAATCTCCGATACGTTTCTACGGATTTGCAAGCACGCGCAGTTGTCGAGCGCCGTAGCGCCAGACCGCGCCGCAGTCGTGCGTGACCACGTAGGGTGCCCATGGCCGGGCCGGGTCGAGCCGCGTGATGGTGCCGAGCGTGCCCAGCACGTGATGCCGGGCGTCGAACGGGTGAAAGACCTCGACCACCTGGACGCGCGCGCCGGGGGTCACTTGTCGGTCCTCATCGCGGACTGGACAGCGGCAAGGACGGTCCTGCCGATCCCCAGCCGCATCCGCCACGTCTGGCCCTCGGGATAGACCAACTCAATCGCCACATCGGTCACGTCCGGCAAATCCGGCAGGATCCGGTCGCCGATGACGGCCAGCACGGCGTCGGCGCGTTCCAGGTAATCCGTTTGGGCCAGTTCCCACGGCCAGAATCCGGTTTCCCAGTCCCAGTCATACATGGCTCGTGCTATGCGTTCGCGGTCGGTCATCGTCCGAACCTCCACCAGTGGCGGGATCGGGCCGGCCGAATCCAGAGCGGAGCGCCGATGTGGACGGATTGACCCACCTCGCACCAGTGGCGGGCGGCGACGATGCGCCGGTAGTCGGTGGCGGTCATGCGGCCTCCCGTTCATCGAGGCGCGCCGTGAGTTCGTCCACCAGCGCCAACAGGTCGTCAATGTCCTGTCGGGCGTGGGCGATGAACTCGGCATTACCGTTGCGAAATCCGATGATGTGGTCACGGTAGACGCGGGGATCGTCCGCGCTCATGGCATCGGGACAGACTTCGAAGATGGGCAGACCGGGAGTCGCCGCCTTGTCCATCAACCCGTCAGGCCGTTGGAACCGTGGCTGGGCGTACTGCATCCCGAGGCGAACGAAATCCATGACGGTGTGCTCGCCCCGGTGACTGTTTCGGGTGACGAGTCGCGGCCCCGAGTACTTGAGGCTTCCCCGCCAGAACCAGGGACCGGACTCCGCAGCGGCGGCACGTTCGCGTATGGCGTCGAGGTTCATGCGGCGCTCGGTCCTTCCTCGGTCATCGGGAATCGCAGCAGGCCGGTGGGGCGGTCACCGTGGACGGTGCAGCCGCAGCCGGTGCCGCGCAAAACGTCGATGCCGATCACGTCGTGTTCCTCGATGACTTCGTAGAGGGCACCCGTCGCACCCCGAACGAAGCGGACGAGCCGTCCGCCCATCGGGACGATCTCTTCCAGGTGAGGGGTGATGTGTCGTTCGGTCATGCTGCCAACTCGCCTTCCTGCGGGAAGTTCACCCGCGCGAACTCACCGAACATTTCACGGGCTGCCTCGTCATACGCATGTGCAGCCTGCTCGGCGGTTGGGTAACACCCGAGATGCCGTTTTGCCCCCGCATAACCGATGGATGCCACCCAGTAGCGGAACCGATTACTCCAACTCACTCCCTTGAACCCTGACGTGTTGTCCGCCCGTCTCCTGGTATTGCCGAGATTCTGGAAACGGGACGCGATCCTGAGATTGGATCGACGGTTGTTCAGCGGGTCATCGTCGATGTGATCGACATCGACTCCCGGGTCGGCGTTCACTAGGAGCCTGTGGAGGTTCACTCGTTTCCTGCCTCGACCGACGCCGGACTCGTACGCCCAGACATACGACTTGCTCGGGTTGGAGTCGCTTCGTTGGGCGCACCACCGAAATAGAATCACCGTCGCCAGATCCTCCGCATCAATGACGGCAACTCGGCCTTGTGTTAGGTGCATCTCGATAGCACCGTCGGGACGACGTACGTATCGGTTCGGGGTTGTTGTATAGTTTCTGGAAGGTGTCACAACCGATGTCTCCTATTGAGCCGTCTCGTGGTCGCACACGAGGCGGTTCCGTTTAGGCGGCCTGGTCGAGGTCGCCAACGTAGTCGCGTGCGCCTGCCGGGATGACCTTGCGGCCGGTGAGCGTGTACACGTACGGGCCGCTGTTCGGCGCTTTCTGCGATCCCGCCCGAATCCACCGCAGCAGGCATTGCGTGGGCGTGTCGAGCCAGTGCGCGTGAATCGGATACACGCCGTGTTTCGTGCCGATGGTCACGAGGTCGTCATCCATGGGTGATCTCCTTAGCCTGCGTTCTGGCGCTCGGGGAAGCGCACGACGTTCGGGTGCCGTTTCGTGCGTTCGGTGGCGAGGTCGACCAGCTTGTGCCCGGCGGCCTGGAAGCGGTCGCGGGTCAGGCGGGTGTCGCCGTTGCGCTCGAACGATTGCGCGGCCACCTGTCGCGCGCGGTATTCGACAATCTCTTCATCCTTCGCCGCGATCAGGTCCAGTGCGTAGCGTTCCTTTGGCGACAGTTGGCCGTCCTCGAGGAACGTCGACATCAGCACCTTGCGGATGACGCGGCGCTCGAGAATCCAGTTCTCGATGGGGTGCAGGGTATTGGGCATGGCGGGGCGGTCCTTGCGATTAATCACCAATGACGGCAGCGGGGATACCGTGGGAGCAATCGGGCGGGCGTGTGTGTCAAGGGAACCCGCCCGAGTGGTCACTCGTTGGGCGTTGTCAGTCGTGGCACCTCCTTGGAAGGGAATGACGATGCGAACGATCCTCAAATGGGAACCCGCCCCCTGCCTGGACCGGCAAGGTGTCGCCACGGTCGTGGCACCGGTCCAGGTCAGCCGGGGGGAGGGATGGGGTGTGAGTGGGCATGAAGGGTTGGACGCAGCACCGAGGCTCACCGAGCCGTCTGGCAATGTGTCTGTGCGCGCTCGGGTCCGGCGCTGCGTGCAACCCTCCAGGCCGGTCATCACGCGGCCTGTTCTGCGGCGGTGATGCTGGCGACGTGGTCGATCAGGACGCCGGCCATATCGACCCACTCGGCAATCAGTTCGGCCCGCAGCGTGGCGGGGTCGGTCACGGTCAGCCGGGGCGCGATCCGAGCGGCCTCGCGTTGCAGCGCGGGGGTGTCAATCGGCAGGCCGGTGAGGTCGGCGAGGATGGTCGCCGCGTGGGTGGTGTGGTCCATCTACGCGGCCTCCGGATTCTGTTCGGCATCGGCCAGGAACTCGCGAAGGAGTTTGCGAATCAGGCGGGAGCGGCTTCCTTCAAACTCCGGCAGGCGATCGACCTCACGGTCAACCTTCTCGATGAACTGCGGTTCGGCTTTGAACTGAAACCGCTTCATCGGTTCGCGATCGGGGGATGGCTGCTTCATGGCATCTCCTAGGTGCGTAACAGTGTACTGCACGTAGTATGCACCTAGGATGTGCATAGCGTCAACCCCCTAGCAGGCGGATACTCACGCCATGAACATGACCTATGGCCAATGGCTGAAACACCAGCGGACGATTCGGGGCATGACGCAAACCGCGCTAGAGGAAGCGGCGGGGTTGAGCGACAAATACGTGTCACGCGCCGAAAATGGCCGTGTTGAACTGCCGGACGAAACGACTCGATTCAAGATTCATCGCGTATTGGGAACGACCGAAGATGATCTGGTCGCCGTGGGTCTGCTTACCCGCATGGACTTTGAGGGCGGGTCGGTCTACATCAATTCCCGAAACGTCCCGGATACGTCGGTGAGCCATGACGTAGGCATGAGGATTGCCGAACGTCACGCGCCGGAGGCGTACGCCGAATTGCAGGACGCCGGAAACCGTGCGGTCCTTGTGCGAGCGCTCGGAGCGTCCGGGTTGAACTCCGAACAGGTAAACGCCGTATTGTTGGTGGTCGACGCGTTTCAGGTACAGAACACCCGGCCATGAGTGACCGGCCCCGGTTCGTGATTTATGCCCGGCAATCGTTGTCGAGATTCCCCGATGACAGTTTGTCGATCGAGATGCAGGTCAAGGCGTGCCGGGAGTTCGCCGCGTCACGAGGCGGTACGGTGGTCGGCACGTTCACGGACCCGGATCAAAAGGGCTGGCGTCGGCACCGTCCAGGGTTTGACGCGATGCTGGACACGATCCGCAACGGCAGTGCGTCCTGCGTGATCTTGTACAAACTCTCACGATTCGCCCGCGACCTGATGATGCAGGAAGCCGTGGTCTCGGAGATTGCCGAGGCGGGCGGGGATCTGGTGTCCGTCACCGAACCGCACGTCAGCACCTCGCCGATGGTGCGGCAGATTCTCGGCGCCGTGAATGAGAACTATCGCCGCGATCAAAGCGACTGGTTGCGCTCGACGTTCGCCGCGCGGGCACGCCGGGGGCACCATCACGGCTACGCGCCATGGGGCTACCGGATCGAAGCGAAGTGCCTGGTGCTCGATGACGAGACCGCGCCGCTGGTACGCGAGGTCTGGGACTGGGCACTGGCCGGGCATGGCACGCCGGAGATCACGCACCGGCTCACCGAGCGCGGCCGGGTGACCGCGAAGGGGAAGCCGTGGACGCAGACGGCGGTCCTGCGGTTGTTGAGGAATCCGGTGTACGCCGGGCACGTCCCGTTCGGCGGGGAGATCGTGGCGCGGGATGCGCACCCCGCGATCGTCACCGATGCCGAGTTCGCGGCGGTGCAATCCCTGATCGACCGCCGGGCAAGCCAACGCCGCAAGGCGGCACCGTCATGGGCCGAGGGGTTTGTGTGGCACGCCTGCGGGCAGCGCATGTACCTGGCGACGTGGACCGAAGGTGAGGTCTCCCGGCCCCGGTTTCGGTGCTACCGGGCGAATACCGGCACACGCGGGGATCGGTGCGAGGTGCGGCCGGCGTCCCTGTTCGGCGATCTTGCCGAGGCGGTGATCGTGCGGGAACTGTCGGCCCTCGCCGGGCGATTGCTCGAGCCCGACGCCGTGCTGGCGGCATTGGCGGCGACGGCCGGCGCGTCGGCAAGGGAACGGCACAAGGTCCGCGAGCGCATCGAGCGGCGGCTGGCCGACCTCGACCGGCAGCGGGATCGGTTGCTCGACCTGTTCCTCGCGGAGAAGATCGACGCCGATCGGTACGCCGCGCGGGATGCCGCGTTGAAAGCGGAGACGGCGACGGTGCGGGCCGACCTGGCCTCAGTGCCGCCCCCGCTCACGGCGATCGAGGCGGCCGATCAGCACGACCGGCTGGCGGACCTGACGCTGGCGATCCCCGGCCTCGCCAGACACGCCCCTGCGGGCCTTGTGCGGGTCATGGTGGCGCTGGACGCGCGTCTGGTGGTCGGTGGGCCCTGCGGCCCGGTGCTGCGCGTGGGGGACGCGCTGGCGCCGTGGTTCGGCTAGCCCTCGTACATGATGCGAGCGCCAAACGGCTCCGCCTCGAACAGGTGAAAGACGAGAGCGCCACCGTGCATCTGGAATGACCCGAGGTACTCCACCGCACCCTCGATATCGTGGCCGGTCCCGGCGAGCCGGAAGTGTCGCACCTCCGGACCCTGCGACGGGTCAACCAGCGCCCAGATGTGCGGGACCGATCCTTGCATGTCCATGCACAGCACCTGCGCGCCGAGCGGCATCGTGAGCGTGAACGTATCCTCGATGGGCACCGGGTACTTGTAGACCTTCCGGGCTGGCATGGGCATCCTCCGTGGTTCGCGTAAATGGCTATTGGCGCGCATTTGTTGGGATCAATGTCGATGGGTAGCAGGTCACACGATCTCGATGTACCCGCCCCACAGGTCGCGCTGATCGGCCGAGAGGTTCCAGTATTGTTCCTCTGTGAACTCAATCTTGCGCAGGACCAGATTGCAGACGTACTCGCCGTCCTTCCACTCGCCGTCAACAATCTCGAACGTGAGCGGTCCCTGCTTGACCTCCCAGCGTTGTGAGCCGAACTCGCGGCGCCACACGTCGTACATCGTGTCCGTGATCTGCATCGTGCCGGTGATGGCCTGTGTGTGCTTCATCCCTGCCCCTCCTTGCGCGGCCGGGGGCCGGGCGCCGTGTTGCGCTGGCGCATCCGGTCGATGTCGCCTGGGGTGAAGTACCGCGCCCGGCCGAACTTGCGGTCGATGCAGAGCGCCTTCGCCAACTGGCGCACCCGCCCATCCGTGATGTTGAGGATGTCCGCCACCTGTTGTGTCGTGTACTGCTTCGGCATCGTGCCACCTCCATCCGTAGTCTAGGTATCGTTTCCGTATTCGTCAATGATTCATGGCGATTGAGGGTTGACAATCGCTAACGATCACGATAACATGAATGTATTGAAGTTAGATGGTTAGTACGAAAGGCCGCCGCATGAAGACCCTCACCGCCCCGATGAAGAAGCACCTGACGATGACCACCGCCGAACTGGTCGCAGAGCGTGAGCGGTACGAAACCCGCGTCGCAACGCTCGAAGCCCGAATCCCCGAAGCGCTGGCCATTATCGAGAGCGACCCGAAGGCAACCGGCCCGCTGCGATGCCTCAAGAGCGATCTCGGAATGGATCGCAAGAACCTCGCGTCCATCGACCTGGCCCTTGAGGAAAGGGCCAGGTGACCGACTACTACGGGTGCCCGAACTGCAACGGGGAGGGCACCCTGGACGATTCCACCTACTGCGGTTGCGACCTCGGGCACGACCTTGAGACGGCAGACACGAACGGAGACGCACATGGCCCGCATGATCACCGGAACGCAGATTCAGAAGATCACCCGGAAGCAACTCAAGGCGATCCTGAACGAGGCGACGGACATCGAGAGCGCGGAAAGCGTCGGCAGCGCGATGGAATACACGGTCAAGATGCTGGGTGACGATCGTATCTCCCTGATCGTCAACGACGGCGCGGAAACCGAACACGACCTCATCATTGACCGCAAGACCGAGATCAGCCGCGCCGCCCTCGGGCGCTAACGGAACGGAGCCGACGCCATGACCCGCTGCACGATCTGCAAACGCGAACTCACCGACCCCGCATCCGTCGCACGGGGATGGGGGCCCGAATGCGACAAGATCGCGCAGGAGCGCACCGACCTGGCGCGGCAGTTCCCGCTCGGGTGCCGGGTGCGCTACCGTGACGGCAACTCGTGTGAGGGACTGGAAGGGCAGGTGATCGGACACCGGCACCGGGCACGCAAGCCGAGCCTGCTGGTGATCCGGGTCGACGGCAAGACGTTTCTCCACACGGCGCTCCCGACGTGGGTGGCGCGGATCGAGGAAGCGAGGGCGGCGTGAGCGAGTACAAGATCGGTGACAGGGTCCGCGTCAAGGCGGCAGGGTCAAGCTACTACGGGCACACTGGCGTCATCATCGACCGGGCGGACTCCGGGGAGTGGGCGGTGCAGGTGGCGGGCATGTCCGGGAAGTGGCGACTCTACTACCGATCCGACGAGTTGGAGGCGGCATGAGCGACTATCCGGTAGACGACGAACGGACCATCGCGGCAGACGTGGCCCGGTACGAGGCCGAGGTGGATGCGTGGGAGCATGTCGGGACGGCCATTGATGCCGCCGTGGAAGGACGTGCCAGCGTCCCCCGGCTCGCGATCCCTAACGGCTGGGAGTTTCGCCATGTCGCGCCGCACAATGGCGAGTTCGAGGCGTATCTCCGCAAGTGGGAGGATGGACGGTTCCGGCAGATCGTCCGGTATCACCGTGACCCATTGGTTGCGTTGAATAAGGCTCTTGAAGCGACACAATCCACCGACTAGCCCCGCCACGACAGCGGCCCCCGGATTGATCCGGGGGCCGTGCTGCGTCTCCGGGCTTACACGGTGCCCGGTGGGGGAATCTCCGGCTGCGGCTCGGTTGGGGGCGTCCCGGCCGTGTACTGCCGCTCCGCGATCTTCTCCACCGTCGCCGGGGCGTAGACAAAGAACCGGGTGATGAAGCCACCGATCGCCGGGACCGCACAGAGGGCCAGCACCAGCGCGGTGATGCCGTCGGTCATTTCGTCCGTGACCCCCACGTCGGCCGCTTTGAGGACCATGAACAGGGCGTACAGGATCGCGGTGATGGAGCCACCGATACCGGCAGCCGGTTCGTGTTTCGGCATGGTCATATCCTCCGCGCGACTGCCAGCACCAGAAGCACCAGCAGGGTAATCACCAACAGCGTTACGAGATCCATCACGCGGCCTCCTTCTGGATTTCGTCGGGATCGTCCCCGCCCAGATCACCGACGTACGGCACGGCATCCTCGAATCGGAACCTGGTCGCCCATGGGCTGTACCAGTAGAGCGACCCGTCCGGGTTGATAATCAGGTACTGCACATCGAACAGTTCCCCGCCCGGCACATCGGCCCCGATGCTTGGCGATTGCGGACTGGCCCACTTGAGGCGCGGTGTGTCACGGAGCGCGAGCACCGTATGATCGACCCGGATCAGTTGCGCGCCGTTCGGCAGTTTCAGGTAGGCGGGAAGGGTTGCCAATTCGGGGATCGGGTCGGCTGCCTCATACTCCGGTTTCGGGTCCGGCACTGGTTCGGGTTGCGGCTCCGGCTGCGCCTCGCGGAATGCCCCGAACACGTCCTCGAGCGCGTCCACGATCGCCGGGGCGTAGGTGTTCGTCACCCACCCCTCTTTCCACAGATACGGATCGCCGGTGCCGCTGGCTTCGATGATGACCCGCGCCGTTCGGTCACGGAAGCCGAGCGTGCCGTAGAACTCACCCAGGCGGTAGCCCTTCGAGCCGACGCCGGTTTCGCGCTCCGACATCACGCCGGGAGAGTCCCGCGTCCACGACTTCATGGGCACCGTCCCGGTGGCCTTCACCCGGTCACGCATCGCCCGGCAGAGCCGCACGTCCAGCGGATTGTTCGCCTTCACATCGACCCCGCCCGTTGGGGCATCGGGGAAGATCGCATGGAATCCGGGCGAGGAATCGTAGTGGCTGGATATGTAGGCGTCGAACGGGCCGTGCAGTTTGGCGAGGGCCACGCACTTGGCGGCCGCCTGTTGCAGTCCGCCGTTGAGGTAGAACGACGGATCACGGTCGCCGTCCTCTTCCGACACGATCCAGGCTTTCCCGCCGCGCTTCTCGATCTCACGTTTGAGGGCGACGACGCTGGGGTAGGTCCAGTCCCCCTCCCTGTACGCTCCCCCTCTGTTGGTATTCCTATGACCTGCCGAAAGTATAAATCGGTGCGTTGCCATGGGGTGTTCCTTTGACGGTATCGACGGTGTGCCGGTGAACAACCCGGACGATTCGAGCCGGGCGAGAATGTTGGCGATGCTGTCCCCGTAGCCGACGCCGGGGTATGCCCACATGCCGTCAAGGTCGCTCAGGACGGTGGCGCATCGGATTCGACTGGGGGATGCCTTGATGGTGGTGTACCAGCGCGGGGCGGGGTTCGGGGCGTGTGAGTAGGGATACTCGATTGAGTAAGGCCATGACGCGGGAAGGTCAGTGCCGTTGACGTAGATCGAAAGCTGCATCAGGTGGGCAATGGCACCGTTTCGCCCGGTGACGAATTGGTAGACCCTCCACGCCGAGTCACTCGTCACTCCGATTCCTGTAGGATTGCACCCGTACAGCCACGGCACGCCGTGCCCCGGCTCGTGTGGTGGCTCCCGACGGCTGGCCTCCTGGATGAACTGAGCGACACAGACATCGGCATTGATGCCGAGGATTGGGGCCAGTTCGTACAGGGCGTCAACGTACAGGTCGCAATCGTCAGGACGCCCCACGCCCCGAGCGCGGAACCACGCCTTGACCCTTGCCGGATCGCCCCGGCTCATACCCCTGATGGGGAAATTCCCGTCAAACACGCTGCACCTCCGAAGCACCCGTAAGGGCGTAGGTTTGGTATAATTGGGGCAGCGAAATGCCCCGGCGGTGATGGCTCACCCCGAGGCTGGCACAGAGTCTTAGGAGGACTCCATGCACAACGAGTATACCCGCACCTGCCCAGCGTGCGGAATCCCCATTACACGCCGAGCGAAGACGTGCAGACCGTGCCGGAACTTGCCCCGCCCGCTCATTGATCGTGGCGACGGAACGTTTCTGGTCCCCCTCTCCAAAGGGTTTCACGCAACCATTGATGCTGCCGACGCGCCCGTAGTGGGCGCGCTCAACTGGCGTGTCCATGAGATCAGGAACGATCTGCGGTACGCGGTGCGAACCGATAAGGGTCAATGGGTTGGCTTGCATCGTTTCCTGATGCAGCCCGATCCGGGGATGATCGTGGATCACGTCAACGGCGACGGCTTGGACTGTCGCCGTGTGAACATGCGCGTCACCACCCAGCACGGCAACATGATGAATCGACAGGCCGCAATCAAGAACGCGACTGGGTACAAAGGCGTTCGGTATCGCTCCGACAAGCGACGATGGGTCGCAAATATCGGCTACCGTGGCGCTACGTATCATCTGGGGCTGTTTCGGGATGCGGAGGCTGCGGCGCGCGCCTATGACGCCAAGGCGCGCGAGTTGCACGGCGATCATGCTCGTCTCAACTTCCCGGACGAATAGCATGTCAGTCATCCTCCAAGAGCCGCGTAAGCCACACGGCAATGACCGCCAGCACGACGATCACGATGGCCCACGCTTCGGCGCTCATCACCCGATCCAGAACTTATATTTGTCAGTCCGGGGCTTGAGTCCGGAGATCGTGGTCTGCGGCGGGTCCGGTGGCTCGTCGTGGTGGCCCCACCGCAACCGGCGCAGGTGCCGCGCGTAGACCGTGCCGTGAATGCAGGCACCGACGATCCCGGCAATCAGCAGTGCGTAGACGGCCGTCTCCTGCCAGACGGTCAGCAGCCGATCATCGTGGTAGTAGAGCCACAACGTGGCCCCGTAGAGCACCGACAACGCGATACTCAACACGCAGGCCGCCGCCGCGTACCACGTGATTGCCTGCCCCAGTTTGGTGACGGATCGGGTGCGGACGGTCGCAGCGAACGTCACGCCCTCGACCACTGCCAGCACCGCGAATCCGATGCAGAGCGACCACGCCGTGACGAGGCTGACCGTGCCGAGGTGTTCCACGAGCCAATCATTGATTGCTTGCATGATCCCGCCTTTCCGCGTCCTCTCGTGCATTCCGGCGCAGGATCGCCAGCTCCACGAGGTTGATGTCCGGCGGCGTGTCCCGGCGCAATTCCGCGACCTGCCGCGAGGCCCGCGCCGATTTGATTCGGGCCAGCCGTGCCCGCACGTCCTCCCGAATGACCCGCACCGGGCGCGGCACATGCACGGCGGTCACCCGGCACCAAGGCGGCGGCGATCGGCCGCGGTCAGCAGCGTACCCATCATCACCCGCCGCAGCAGGGCCAGCGTCAGCACCACGGCCACGACGCGCACAGTGAGCGTGGCGAGGCCGTTGGTATGCCATGGTGGTTCGGGATCGGGTTCGGCCAGACGCCACCAGGCGAGTTGCGCCATGATGCAGGCCAGCGACAGCACCCAGCCGCCAATCGCGATCAATGCCGCCACCGGCCACTCGCGCCAGTGCGCCCGCGCCTTCCAGAGGAATGCGGAGCCGAGCAGGATCAGGGACACGGCGACCGCGATATTCGTCACGGCGATTTCGTTGTTCACGGTCATTCCTCACCGTCCTTGCGGCGCTCGAACGCGGCCACGAGGCGCAGGAGATCGTCGGTCGAGCGGTCGATCCGTGACCGGGCGTGTTCGCTGCGGCGTGCGAGATCATCATCTACGTGCCCGCCGGCGGGTCGAGGAACTGCCGGATGATCCCGACCATCTGTTCCTGCGATTCCGCCGCCTTGGTCAGCGCGTCCGTATTCTTGGCGAGCGTCGCGTTCTGCGCGTCGATCTTGGTTTCCAGCGCCGCGATTTCGGATTCCAGCCGCGTCCGTTCCGCCGCCCACGTCTCCCGGTCCCGATCGCGCTCGGCTTTCAGGTCCAGAATCCGGGCGTCGTTTGATGCGCGGAAATACCACCACATCGCCGCGATGCCGCCACCGAACATGCCAAGGATTGCGAGGGGGTCCATTAGTGATCCCCCAGGTGGTCGCCGGATGTATCCGCATATCGCATTGCCCATCTCCCGATCGCTGTCGGGCCTCAGTTGACGTGCTGGCCTCGCAGCCCCGAGACTGACACGTCGACATCCTGCCGCTCGTCTGCGGACGCTCCACACGCCCGCCGTGTGCTAGGCCAGCGAAATCCGGGGCGCGGTGGGATGCGTGCCCGTCACTTCGCTGACGATGAAGCCACCGGTGATGTCACTCAAGGCGACCGTGACCGTGACCGTGTCCGTGCCGATCAGGCCGCCGTCATCCTCCACGGCGACGGTGACGGTCTTGGCGCCGGGAGAGGTCCAGGTGTGGGACAGGTCGAAGTCCGTGCCGGTGAGCGTCAGGGCCACCGGGCCGTCCCCATCGTCGTAATCGACCGTGGCCGTCCATGACGCGCCGGTTGCATCGGTGAAACTGCCGGAACGGGTCCACGCGACATTGGCGACCACGGCGTCATCTGCCCCGGCATCGACCACCGGGGCGACATTCGGCTCAGTGGTCCCAAGGTCGTAATGCGCCTCAATCGTGCCCGCAGACAGCGCGACGTTGTAAATAGCGACCTCATCAATGACGCCGTTGAACCAAAAGCCGAGCGGCGTTTCGTTGACACCGACGCCGATCTGGAGGGCGCGCGCCGTGTTGGGGTCCAGCCCGCCGGTCACGGTCCCGGACAGCACCTCGACCCCGTTGATGTAGGTCTTGGCGGTGGTGGTGCCCGCGTCATAGGTGCCGACGATGTGATACACATTGCCGATGGTGGCATCGGTGGCGGTGATGCCTTCATACCAACTATTCGACGCTGCCCGCCCCACGTAGAACGCCCACTTGTTCGCATCGGTGGCATAGATGACGTACCCGCGAGTCGTGCTATCGCGCGTCGAGAGCACGGTCCGAAATGCGCCCGCCCCGCCATCGACCCGCGCCCAACACTCGACCGAGAAGGAGGCCGGGTTGAGCGCGGCGGCGTAGGGGATGCTGATGTAGTCATCGGTGCCGTCGAAGTCGATGGCCGTGCCGCCACCGTAGGGGAGGATCGAGGCGGCCCCGAGCGTGGGACTGCCGTTGATCGTGCCGTCCCGGTTGCCGCTGCTGCTGTCGTCGGCCACGGTGCCGGTGGTTTCGTCCAGCCGCCAGTAGCCGACCAGGCCACTGGTGGCGAGAATCGCGTCGCTGTAGTCGCTCATGCTTACGCCCCCGTACTCGGCACGATCAGGCCGCGCTTGCTGTCCCACGGATCGAAGTAGCCGAAGGTCACGTCGAACCCGAGCCCGCGTTCGGTCAGGATCGGAACCATCCCGCACTTGTACATTTCGCCGGTGATGTTGAGGGCCGACGCCTGCCGCCGGAAGGTGCGCCCGGCATCGTCGGACACCATCAGGAACAGCTCGTTATCCTCACCGGCGTTACCCTCCGATGCGGCCAGACCGACGATTTGCGCGCCCAACGGAAACGCCTCGAAATGCCAGATGCCGGTGGATGCCCAGGCCGGGGAAACGGTCACGGCGGAGCCTTCCGTCCACGTCCCGAGCGGGTTGTCGGCGGTGTAGCGGCGCAGGTGCTTGTCGGAGCCGGAGTTGTACTTGGCGATCAGCATCACCCACTCGCCCTCGCCGGGGTCGTACCAGGCGCAGGGTGACATCAGGACGCGCCCGGACGCCGATGACTCCCCGAACAGGTTGACCGGCCCGGTCCAGTCCACGCCGTCGCTGGAATAGAGCACGTCGATGGTTTCGGAAGTCGGCGTCCAGGTGCCGTAAAAGAGGTACATCACCCCGTCCGGGCCGACCGTGATGCTGTTGTCGTGGTTGACGTAGGGCGCGACGTAGGGCGCGAGCGGGTTGGTCACGCCGGGCGGCGGGAACCAGTCGGAGCCGTTGATGCTGACAAAGATCGAGGGATTTTCGATGCTGTCCACGCTGGCGGCGTACGGCATCGCGCAGGCCCACCAGCGGTAGCCGTTCCAGCCGTCCGGGAAGTACCGGATGGTCGGGTGGACGATCACGTCCCCGCCGTCATAGGTGTCCCAGGTGGAAACCGTCAGCCCGGCGTCCCCATCCAGCAGTGTGAAGGCGTCGATATCCACGATCCGGGGTGTGGGCGTGCGGTCGGGAAACAGGAAGCCTGTGCCGTCTCCGGGAGCCAGGCCGGCCAGCTTGGAGCGTTCTGCCGCCGTCATCTGGACCTTGCCGCTGCCGTCCGCAATATCGTCGGCATCCAGCACGACCGTCCCGGTCTGGCCGTTGACGGAATCGACTGCCCCGCCACCGCCGCCCCCGAGGTCGATCGCGTCCCGTTCGAACGCCTCCACGAGTAGGCCCACGGCGTCGGGGATCGGCAGGCCGTCATCCCCGAACACGGTGAACGTGACCTGCCCGTCGCCAAGGACGAACCCGCCTGCCGCGCCGAGCGCATTGTCGAGCGCGATCGACCCCTGCCCGTCGGCACCGTCTGCGCCGTCCTGTCCCGGCGCACCGGGCGCGCCCATCGTGACCGGGCCGAGACTCACCCACGCATCGGTGTCCCAGAGGTAGGCCGTGGCGCTCGAGCCGGTGCCCACCACGTAGAGGTCGCCGTCCGTGTTGCCGACGCTGGGCAGGTCGCCCACGAGGTCGACCCGCCCCTGGTAGGCGAACGCGGGCGGCAGTTCGTCATAGGTCGGACGGTTCTGGAGCGCCCGTACCACGGAGTTGTGATGTTTGGCGCGAACCAGCGCCCGAGCCGCGACGAATTGGAGATCGTCCTGCGTCATCACCCTCCCCCTTTCTGTTACAGGCCGATCAGGCCCACGACGGACGAGCGGCCCACGGCGGGCGTGCTGGTGTCCTCGGCCACAAAGTTGTCGAGATGCTTGCCGGTGCTGGTGTCGGACGTGACCGGGGCGCGGATGCCCGCCTTGCCGGCCGCCGTGATCGCGGAATCGGTCACGCTCAGGAACTGCACGCCGCCGATCAGGGCGCGGATCGTCGTGCCGACCATGTCGAGCGTGAGCGTGTGCGTGCCGGTGCCGTGGTTGACGCCACTGGTGCCGAGCGTGGAAATGGACCCGGACACTCGCTTGGCGAGCACCAGTTGATTCGACCCATTCTCAAAATAGGCCGTGTAGTAGGTGCGGGCCGATGTGCTGATGCGGCCCGCGACGCCGGTGGAGCCGATGGATGACTTGATGGTGATCGTGGCGGTGACGCTGTAGTCGGCCGATGCCGGCGTGCCCATCCAGTAGCACATGCCCGGCGTCCGGCAGAGCGCCCGGTTCTCGAACACGTACCAGGCGCCGTCCTCATCGACGTGATCGTAGATGGGGCCACCGACCGACGCGCCAATGGCGTTGATCGTCTGCCAGTTGGTGCCCGTAAAGTAGGAGCGCGCGAAGATTGCCATGCTACGGCCCAACTTCCCGCGTCAGGTAGAGCACGACGGTGACCCGCTGGATGGTCGTGACGCTGTCCACGTTGAACCGCAGCACGTCACCAGCGGCGACGCTCGTGGTCCAGCCGGTCAGGACGTTATCCGATCCGCGCACGTTGGCGGTGATCGTTGGCGGGGCGCTGGCGGTGATGCTGTCGGCATCGGTTGGCGGATGGTTCGCGAGGGTATCCTTCCACACGTCAACCACAATCGACCCGGACTGATCGGCCAGCAGGTGCCAGGATGTGATCGTGGACGCCACCGGAATCCGAATGTCACCCTTGATGCCGGTCGTGATCGTGGAGCCGCCGCCGTCGATGATGAACTGCGCGGAGTAGGGCACCTCGATCGCGGCGGGCGTGTAGGGCACCCATCCGCTGCCGTCGTACTGCAACAGGTCACCGGTGGCCGGAGTGCCGCTCACGTCGGACAGGTCATTGATGACGCTCGGCACGGAGATCGCGGCGATCGCGTCGTCAATCGCGTCCTCAACTTCGGAGACGGTCGCCCCGCCCCCGGTCAGGCCGGTCACGCCCACGCGCACCCGTACGCCATTCGAAATGGTCATGTCGTGCTCACCTCCGGGGTCAGGACGGCCGTGCCGTACAGCACGGTGTAGGTGCGCAGGCCGTCACTGACCTGCAGGTCGTAGGAGCCGTCCCCGAAATCGGTCATGTCTTTGGTGACGGATGCCGGGATGCGGACATAGCCGCTCCAGTCGTTGCCGTCCGCGTCGGTGTAGGCGGTCAGGGACAGCCGCCCGTTGGCGGTGGTCGCTTCTACCTGGACATCGCCGTCGAGCGTGTCCTTGACCACGAACCAGCCGGTGTCATAGCCGTCTCCCGCCGTGGCGAGGTTGGTCACCGTGCCGTCGGGTTCTTCCAGCGCGAACGGCATCTCGAACGTGTTGGCTTGCCAAATATTTATGTCGTGCCGGTGTGGCTGCATGTCGCCTCCTATCTCACAAATGCCGCGACAGAGAAGCCGCTGCCGCCCTGCGCGTCGACCGTGTAGGCCAGCCACGCGCCGGCCGGGACCGCGTACGGCAACCCTTCCGCCGTGTCGGGATCGCTGAACTGCGTGTCCTCGGGTATCCGCACCGTGCCCACCGTCTCGGTGCCGCTGGGGGTCGTGATCGTGATCGTGACCGTGGCGTCGCCGGTGGTTGGTGCCGTGGTCGCGTAGGCCGTAATCAGGGAGAGGTTCCCGGCCTTCTCGGTCGGGATCTTGCGGATGTCACTCGGTCCCCAGGTGAACTTCTCGCCGCGCAGGTAGGGGGCAATCGCGGCCCGGATCACGTCGCCGTTGTGGTCGATGACGCGGGTATTCGCCTGCTGCTGTTGCAGGTCGTGGGCTGGGATGATGGCTTCGGACAGGCCGATGTCGCGCAGGATTTTGGTGTAGTAGGGATCGGCCATCATTCCGTCTCCTGCGGCACGATGGCCGGCTCAGCCCGGCCCCATATTTCGAGGTGAATCAGGCGCGCTTCCATGTCGTCGTAACCAGCCTTCTGGCCGCAGACGATTTCGAAGATGTAGTCGCCGGGATCGAGGCTGCGCAGGTTGACCGCGAACTGCGTCCAGTACCCGGCATTCGTGACGTCCCACGTCGTGCCGTTGTAGGCAAACGTGCTGTACGGTCGCCGGAGGCGGTAGTCCTCGGTCAGCGTCGGCATGTTGCCGCTGGTCACCGGGCGGTTGTCGCCCTCTTCCTTGAAGTTGGTTGTGCCGGCAGGCCACACGCGCCACTTTGTGACCTCCAATGCGGTTTCGACGCCGCCGATGTTCTGGGCATTTGTCGAGTGATGCCATCCACGCACGTTCACGGCGGTCGCGCGGTCAAGGATCGAAACATCCCACCGCTTGTACGTGTTCGTGGGTGACGGCACCGCGTACCAGCCGACGTACTCGTCACCGATGTGGAACGCGCCCTCCTGCAGGCGGTATATCTCCCGGTTCTCACCGACCGGGGAGGCCGTGCCGCCCCCGGCCCAGCCCTCGTACGTGGCGGTCAGGCCGCGGTCGCTGGACGTGATGTCCATGGACGTCAACCAGTAGACGCCGGAGCCTTCGGTGGTCTCGGTGACCAGTTCCACCACGTCCCCAACGTGCAGCCCCGGCACGGCGACCGCTTCCCACCGCACGCGGGTATCGGGCGCGGCGCTGTTTTCCTGTTCCACCGCCATCACGATTTCCGCGAGCTGCTGCGATTCGATCAGACTGGACTGCACCCGCCGCTTGCGGACCCCGGCATTGACCGGGATCAACGGATCGGCGATGACCGTCGCGGGAAACGCCCGGATCGGCACCGTGGCCCCCAGCGCATCCTCATAGGTCTGGCCGTGGATGTCGGGGTAGTTGACGATCGCCCCGGTGTCGTATCGCCGCCGGGCAGAGATCAGGTGCGTGCCCTCGGTGAACGTCACGACGGGGTCGGTGTTGGGCGCGCCGCTGACGCGCGTCAGGCGGGCCGTGGTGCCGGTGTCATAGATGCGATACCCGACGAGATCGGCGCGGTTGTTGAGCGCCGTCAGCGGCGTCTGATTGTCGGGGATGATGACCTTGCCGTCGTTGATCTGCGGGTTCGTCCCGTACTGGACCGTGATCGTGCCGGTGGGATCGGTGACCGCATCGGCCCGGTAGGACGGCACCCCGCGCCGGGCACAGAGCGCGTCGAACAGTTCGGAGAGGCTCACCGGGCCGGGGAACGTCAATTCGTACAGGTCGAGGTCGTTCAGCAACGACAGCCAGCCGACAGCGGTCACGGTGAGCGTGTCGCCGCGCAGGGCCATGTCGGCATCCCATGAGATGACGCGGCCCGAGAACAGGACGCCCACCAGGTCGTTATGTCCGCCGACGATGGTGACCTCGGCCCCGCCGACGATGGAGTCAGGACGTGGCAGCGGCACGGTGAAGCGGCAGGTGGATGATGCCTGATCGACGCCGAACTGTGCGGACCATGACGAGGCGTCCACGGTCGTGTCGCCAACGTAGACCAGTCCCCGCGTGTAGGTGTGGAAGGCGTCGAGCGCCTCCTGTGCGCTGGACAGCGTGGGGATGTCGGGCAGCAGGGAACGCGGCTCGGCTGGTTCGGCTGGTTCGCCGCCCCAGATCGTGCCGTCGCCCCAGGTGAATCCGCCCCACGTTGCCATCGCTACTGCCCGTCATCCAGCGCGGACACGTCCCGGATCGCGGCCCGGAACATGCGCCGTTGTGCCCGGCTCTGGTCGATGATTTCCCGCAGCGCTGTTTTGAGCTGCGACGCCCCGGTAAAGGCGTTGTTGGGGATGATGTCCACCGCCGCCTGACAGGCCGCCCGCAGCGCCTCGTTGTCGGCCTTGTAGGCGACCAGTTCGGCGGCGAGGGCCGTGGTGTAGGCGCGTTGCTCGATCACGTCGGGCGGGATCGAGACCGTGATGGTTTCGGTTGCAAGCAGTTCCGGGGTGCTGGTACCCGGCGCGTAGGTTTCAATGGTGATCTGCTCGGTGTCGGTCATTATTCAAACCCCACAATCGGCGCGTATTCTGAGAAGCCGAACCCGGTGTACGGCCCTGCGAAAGCGCCATAGGTCTCGTTTTTCGATGCCAGCGCGTTGAGGTTGGAGATGCTCAGATTGAGCTGGCCGAGCCCGAATGATGCGGCGTTGGCGTAGACCGTGACCGCCTCATCCACGATGATTCCCGCCGCGTACCACTCTCCGGCGGTCATCGCCTGATTGACGCCCGTAATCTGCTTCTCGCTGGCGGCGGTGGTGGCAAAGACGCCCACGTCCTTGATGAGCGTGGCGGTCAGTGTCCGGCTATTCCGGTTGATGGAGAACAGGCCGACGCGCAGGCTGCCGGAGGCGGTCGTGGTCGTGTTCCTGATCCATACCTTGCTGATCTGAGCGGTTTCGTGCGGCATCCGGAAAAACGAGAGGTAGAGCACGTTGGCCGACAGGGCGAGGGTGGTGACACCGCCTCCGAGCCCGTGGGTCCGCGTGCTGAACATGTACGTATAGTTCGGGTGCAGCGACGTGGGCCCGACACCGCCACCACCACCACCACTCGCATCGACATACGCCTTGACCGACTGCTGGGTCGGCACTTTGGTCGCACTATTGGACGACATGTCGTCCTCATCGACCACGAAGCTCATGGACGCCGTGCTGGTGTCCGACTCCATCACCGCCCCGGCTGCGGCAACGTTGGCGGCATCGGTCACGTCGGCGGCGGTCTCGATGCCGTCGACCTTGGTCTTGAGGCTGTTGAGCTGTGTACCGGTCACGGTCGTGTCGAGGTCGACCAGTGCAGCCGGGATCAGTGCGTCGACCTCGCCGGTGTCATAGGTATCTTCCAGCGCGTCATAGACGACGTTGATCTGCGCGGCTTCCGCCTCGTCAACACCATCGACCAGCGGTGTAAAGGGTCCGTGTGGCATGGCTAGGGTTCCTCCGGTGGTTCAGGGGCGTGCAGGGCTTCCAGCGCGTCCACACGTGCCGTCAGCGCCGCAATGGCATCAAGCAGGGTCGGGCGGCTGGCGTCGAGCGTGCCCTGCATCGCCTCGATCGCGGGCACCGGCCCCTCGCCCTCGGTGACCCGCACCACGAACACCGTGCCCGCCGGGAAGGTCAGGCCGTCCACGATCACCGCGTTCTCGACCGCCACGCGATAGGTAATGCCGGTCTCGAGATGCGCCACGAACACGCCCGACGCATCGGTCGGTGCGACCACGTCGGCATACCCGTCCGGCGCATGGAAATAGATCGGCAATGCCTCGCGGGGCGTGCCGCTGTAGTCGGTCACCGTGGCGGATACCGGGCGGCTCATTCGTCCGGCCCCGCGTAGTAGGCGAATCCGTAGTAGCTGCTGGCGCCCTCGGCTCGTTCGAAGGTGACCTCGCAGCGGACCCCGCCGTCGTTGTCGAACGTCTGCCGGCTGATCTTGGTCACCACCACGTTATGAAAATCCGCGTACTGGTGGCCGAACCGGGTCACGATCGCGTCGGGTTCGTGCATGGTGTAATCGCGATTCATCCGCAGCACGCCAGCAGTCCCGGCAATCGACAGGAACGCCTGGTAGTCGATGCGTGACCGGAACCACAGGCCGGTTTCGAGCGTGGACGGCCCCTGCCCGATGTTCTGGTAGACCGTGCGATTGCCGTGGGGGATGCGGTGCTTGGCGATGACCGGATCGACCTGCCAGTCGGTGAACGCCTGACGGTCGCGCCAGAACACGAACCGGGATTCGGGATTCCAGTCGATATCGGTCACGTCATGCGCGGAGCCGAACCCGAGGAACGGGCGGCGGGCGAAGATCGGATTGGTGGACACCTTGACCGCCGGGCGGATCGCGTTCGTGCTGCTCATCTATCGCACCCCCGCTGCGGTGCGATGCCGCAGGAAGTCGTCACGGATCGCGCTGCCGATCTCGCGGGTCACGTTGGCGGTGAGGTCGCGTTCGGTGGTGACGTTGCCCTCCACGGTGACGTTGACGACCATCGCCCCGGCATTGCCGCCCCCGCCGTAGGTGGCCGGGGTCACGTACTGGCCGGGTGTGGCCTGGGCAGCGGAGACCATCCGGTTCGCCATGCCGGTGGATGCCATGCCCACGCGGCTGTACATGTCCTCGATCCCGAGCGCGACGCCGAGGCCGAACATCGCCCCGATTTCGTCACGGGCGACCCGCGACGGTGACGAGACATCCAGCTTCTTCTTCGCCGAACCGGACACCATGCCGGCGAGGGTTGCTGCGGCCGATGACACCGCGCCCTGCATGGAGTTGATGCCTTCTGCGATTCCGGCCCCGAACGACATCCCGATCGCGAGGCCCGCATTGAGGGCGGCGCCGTCGAAGCCGCGCATCGTGGCAACCAGACCACTCGCCGCGCCACTGACCGCGCCCTGCATCGAGTTGATGCCGTTCGCCATCCCCGCCCCGTAGGAGGCGCCCGTTGCCGTGCCCGCCCCGAGCGCCGGGGCATCCTGCGCCCGCATGATCGCGACCATCGCCTGGGCGGCCCCGGTGACGGCGCCGGACATCAGGTTGATGCCTTCTGCGATTCCGGCACCGAACGACGCACCCACAGCGGTGCCGGCTCCGAGCGCGGCCACATCGAGCGCCCGCATCTGCTGGATGATGCCGTCGATGGCCGGGCCGAGGGCGCTACCCATGAGCGCCACGCCCTCCATGATGCCTGCGCCGAACGATGCCCCGATGGCGGTGCCAGCCCCGAGGGCCGATTCGTCCAGTTCGCGCATCTTTTGCACGACGCCGTCGAGGGCCGGTCCTGCGACCGTGGCGTTGTCACTGATGGTCAGGAACGCATCGCCCATCGCCTGGTAGGATTCAATCGTTGCTTCCGGAACCGGGATCGGTGGCTCCGGAAGGACGGTCCCCGGTGGCACGTCCGTATACGGCAGGTCACCGCCAATCGATGACGGCGGCAGGTTCACGGTGGAGGAATCCGTTCCTCCCCCACCGCCGCCGCCGAAATACTTCTTGATATAGGAGGCGAGGTCCATCGTGAACCAGTCGACCAACCAGTCCGGAGGGGTAATGATGTCCGGCCAACTGATGTCCGGCGTGGGAATGTCAATGACCGGCAGACCACCATCGAAGATTGCACTAAAGTCCGTCTTGACCTGTTCCCATTCTTCGCTTATCTCGACCTTGATCTGATCCCATGCGCCCTGCACGACGCCAACCAGCAAGTTGTCAAGATATCC